ATGCGCATCAACTGCGCCACTGCAAACCACAACCGTTCAACTGTCAAGCCGAAGGTCAGGTGGCGTCCAAACAAGTTGAAGCCATCAGGCCAAACAAGCTACAACAGCGCGATTCGTAATGCTCTCAAACAAACTGCTGACAGTGGAATCAGGGTACTTGATTACGAGAGTGGCTATTCACGGCGATTAGATTCAGCGATAAGACAGAACGTTTTGGACGGAGTAAAAGACATCGCTCACGAAGTTTCAATGCGCACGGGTGAAGAATTTGGCGCGGATGGCGTGGAAATTGACGCTCACAACTACTGCGCGCCGGATCACCTTCCGTACCAGGGAAGGCAATTTACAAACAAGGAATTTGAGGATATTCAGAATAGCTTGCCGCGACAGTTTGAAATGTGGAACTGCCGACATACAGTTCACGCGATTATATTAGGCCTCAGTGAACCTCTCTATACTGAGGATGAACGACAAGCGATGAAAGAGCAATCGACCGAAAAGATCGAATTCGAGGGTAAGGAATACACACGTTATGAAGCCACCCAGCTGCAGAGACGTATTGAGACCTTAGTAAGGCAAAGTAAGGACCGAGCGATCATTGCGAAGGCATCCGGGGACGATCTGACACGACGCGTTGAGCAATTGAGAATCAATCAACTACAGGATAAGTATTCTTTACTCAGTAGGGGGTTTGGATTGCCGGATTCACGGGACCGAATGGCGGTTAGTGGGTTTAGACAGGTTGCTGTGAATACTTCAAAGAGGGCTGCTCTGATTAGAAAAATACAGGGTTTGTCTCCAGATCAGGCAATCATTTTAGGCAACTTGAATCCTAATGTTGTAAGCAAATGGACTGCTTCTACTGACAATAATCTTGAATTAGCCCTAACCGGAAAACAGCGCATTCATTATCTCGATAGGCATCCAGAAATGACAAAACTTGAGCCTTTTATTCTGGACACGGTATTAAGTCCAGATGAGGTACACAGAAACGCAAAAGACGCAATGATGGCTCTTTTTTACCGCAAAGTTGACAATGATCATTACATGCGTGTTGCAGTTCTTTTACAGGAAGTGTCGAATGAAAAAAAACATTCAATTATGTCTTTTAGAATTGCCACTGAGAAAGAGGTCGAAAAAATGAGGAGAATAGGGAGGGTCAAATGGGCAAAAAAATAACCGTCTGGTTGGACTGCCATTCCCAACATCTCTTTTGCCCACGAGGGGGTGTAGACGACAGATTCTCTACTTCAGACGGTTTACTTTCTGACCACAGTATAGCACATTCTGGATGAAAAGCAAAATTTGGAGGAAACATTGACGATTGAGCTTTACTTAGGCGACTGTCTGCAAGTTCTGGCAACGTTGCCCGACTCTATCAACGCTGTAATCACCGATCCACCTTACGGGCTTGGCGATAAGCTCACAAAGGGTGGAACTTGGCATACACGAGGCGTTTGGGCAGATTTTAAGGCGGAATGGGATACCGAGCCAAAACAAGACATTATTGACAAGATTTTAGAGATGGGATTGCCAACAGTTATTTTTGGGGGCAATTATTACACCTTACCGCCGTCACGATGTTGGCTTTCATGGAGCAAGATTAATACAATGCCAAGCATGGCTGACATGGAGTTAGCTTGGACTAATTTTGATAGACCAGCAAAGCAATATCGAAGTATGCGAAATGGTTGGAATAGAGAACATCCTACGCAAAAACCAGTAGGGCTTATGGAGTGGATTCTAATTAACTACACAAACGAGGGTGACACTATCCTCGATCCTTTTATGGGGAGCGGTACTACTGGAGTCGCATGTATCAACACTGGCAGAAACTTTGTAGGCATTGAAATATCGCCTGAATATTTCGCCATAGCCGAACGCCGGATAGCCGAAGCGCAGATGCAACCGAGATTGTTGACCTGAGCAAGACGTTCGGGTTGCCATTACAACGGGAACGGATGAGTGTGAGTGGGTTTAGGGCGGTGAAGGCGAAATAAATACTGGTGTATAATACAGGTACGCCGTTGCGAATGAATCAATCCACTAAGCTATGAGCAAACGCCTCTTACACAGGGGCGTTTTGCTTTAATTGACTTGCATAAATAAAAATGTGATATAATAAAAGCACAACCAAATAGGGTTTTCGGAGTTTCCCGCCCGAGACACGTCACTTGAAATAGTGGCCAGTGTCTTGGGTTTTTTGTTTTAACTCCCCAAAGCCCATAACACATGCTGACGAGCAACATACGGAGGAATACCATGGCAGAAGAAGCCAACACTACTGATAAAGATCAGGACACTACTACTCAGAACGAGGACAATTCTACGGCTGAAAAGCTGGAAAAGACATTCACCCAGGCAGAGCTTGACAAGGTGATTGCTGACAGACTGGCACGGGAACGCGCCAAGATGCCACCCCAGGACAAGCTGAAAGCCTTCGAGGAATGGCAGAAATCTCAACAGACCGAGGCGGAGAAAGCCGCTGAACGGGAAAAAGAATACCAGGCGGCAGCTGCCCGCAATACTGAGCTCCAACGTGAGCTTGCGGTACTCAAAGCGGGTGTGAAAGCTGAAGACGCTGAGTATGTACTTTTCAAAGTTGGAAAGATGGAAGGCGAGTTTGCCGACAATCTGAAGGCTTTTCTGGCTGAGAACACGAAGTATACCGAGCCCGAGACCGCAACGGTTGAAGGGATGAAACATAAGCCACCACTCTCTGGAGGCGAAGACGGTGTTGAAGCCGCGTTTTTGAAGCGAAACCCAGGGTTGAAGGTGGAATAACTACTATGGAGGATTAAAAGAAAATGGCAAAAACACATACCGCGCAAGACCGCTATTCCAAGCTGGTGCTTGCGAAATTGAGAAATGATCTTGTCCTGAAGGACGGGATTGTATTTAACAACGATTACGAGGGTGATCCGGTTGCTGGAAAAGTGCGTATCCCTGTGCGCGATACCGAGGTTGCTGTTGGTGACTATGATGTTGCCACTGGAAAATCAGTTGCCCAGGGCTCGACTACGTACCTGGATATCCTTGTGAACAAGGATAAGGCCGTCAATGAGCTGATTGATGGCTATGAGGCTGCATCAGTGCCTGATGGTTTGATCGCGGATCGACTGGATTCTGCTGCCTACTCTTTGGGACTGCAGCTTGACTCTGACGGTGCTACCGAGCTGCTCGCAAATGGCACGGTCGAAAATGTTGCCCAGGTGACTGCTGCGAACGCTTATGCGGCAATGGTCGACCTGAGGACAAAAATGAGCAAGGCAAAAATTCCGTTGGCTGGCCGTTATGCGCTTGTCACCCCCGATTTTTATGCCCTGATTTTGAAATCGCCGGAATTCATCAAGGCAAGTGATCTTGGTGATGCAGTTGTTCAAACTGGCGCGGTTGGTAAGATCGCCGGATTTACGCTGTATGAATGGAACGACGCGACCCCTGGTCTGCAAGCAATTGCCGGTCATCCCAGATGGGCAACTCGTGTGAATGAATGGAGCGTGCCAATCGGATTGAAGGATCTGACTAACGCCTATATCGGTGCATCCGCTGTTCAGGGGCGCATGGTTTATGCCCACAAGGTAACCAGAGCGACCGCAATCCGGTGTATGTATTCACCGGCGGAATTAGGAGCCACACTTGCCGCGGGCACCAGTGGCAAAACTGCTATTACCGCCTCAGGCGCAACCGGTACCGCAAAATACCGCCTGAATCCCGCTACCCGCGTTGTTTATGGGCAAAACGACACCGGATTCACTGCAATTTCTACTCAGCCTACCACTGCAGTCGGTGACATCATCGAGGTTGTGGATTTCGTTTCATCTGCCGCGGTTAAGGTTTCTTACCTAACCGTTACAGCTGATGTAATTGGATCCTAATCTCAGCTACTGAGTAAAGGAATCAGAGGATGGACGCATTTATCGACTATCTCTATTACACAGGTAACGGTGGTATGTCCATCTCTGCTTCTGAATTCGACAGATATGCCACGCGCGCGAGTTACCAGGTGGATCACCTCACGCTCGAAAGGGCGGAGGCAATCATCACAGCGGGCACGAATTTGCCGCTCATTGACCGTATCAAGCGGGCAACGATGGCAGTCGCTGATGTGATGAAGGAATGCTCAGTAAGTCAAGCGAATTTAGGCATTCAAAGCGAAAAAGTGGGTGATCACTCGGTGCAATATCGAGGAAGTGAAGAACTGCGCTCACACGAAGCTCAAGCGGTGCAATCAATGGTTGAGATGTATCTTGGCCACACTGGTTTGATGTATCCAGGGGTTTGGTGATATGTACGCTCCGCATTCTTTAACTTGGTACGAAGGTCGTCTTGTGAACAACGCCCAGACCTACACACGACACGAGATTAATGAGGTCATGTGGCAAGCGAGCAAGGCGACCAACGTCATCAAGTCGGGGAATCTGGGCGCGGATAAAGCCAATATTTACATCCCTTCTTTACTGAGTGACGGATCTGAACGGGAAGCGCTCAGTATAAAGACTGGTGATTATCTGGTGAAGGGAATTGTGAAAGATGAAATAACCACGAATTTCCCCATTACTGCGTTGATCAAGAAATATGACGCGGTCAAGGTAACTTCCGTAGATCTGAAGGACTATGGAGCCGCGAATATGAAACACATTCAGATCGGTGGCGCGTAATGGCTGGGATCGCATTTATTGAAACGCCCCGAGGGTGGATAAAACATAAGGTCACAGAGGGCGGTAAAGTCACTACTGAGCTGAAATGGAACCCTGAATTTGCGCCGATGCTAAATCAAAATCACAACCGCGCGCAAGTGTTTTTAGACAGTGAGGTATTGCGCACCTCCAATAAGTTTGCGCCAGTTGTTACCTCAATGTTGGTGAAGTCCGGCGTTTTGGGTACTGAAGCCGGCACTGGTGAAGTAGCCTGGATCGCTCCTTACGCATGGAGGCAATATCACCTGGTGAATCGGAAGACGACCCAGAATATCAACCCCAATGGTGGTCCTTACTGGTTTGATCGGGCATGGGCTGTAAATGGTGAACAAATCAAGGCGCGTACAAAAGCGCTGATCGTGAGGGGTTTATGAGCGATATCAAAGCCGTTCAGGACTTTTTACTGAGCTATCAGAGCCTCGAAGACGATCGCCCCGTGTGGGTGGAAATGCTGGGTGAAGAACCGCTGAGTTATACCGTCTTTCTGGTACCTGGTAAACAGGTGGAAGAAGACATTATTGGAAACAAGACTGTCAGCTATCCCTTTGGATTTGGCGCGGTAGAGGTGATCGCAGATAACAGCGCGCTTCTGGCGGCTGAATTTTACGAAGCATTTGCTGACTGGTTGGATGAACAAACGGAATCGGGCAACTTGCCAACGTTAGATACTGGCAAAACTGCTATCTCAATTGAAGCGCTTGATACAGCAACGATCATCGAGCGCGCTGAAAAAACAGGGGTATTTCAGATCCTCTGTAAGTTAGTTTATGAAATGTGAGGAATAACAATGACTGCAACTAAAGCAAAACGATCAACTATCCGGCACTATTTGGATACCAGTGCCACTGAAACTCCCACCTGGAGCCGGTTGGGAAACGCCGTAGGCGCGGCTGAAATCGCCTACAACCCGCAAACGGAAGAAACCGCGGACATCACCATGGATACCAAGGTTACGGATATTACTGGTTATGCCCGGTCTTTCGCCATTGAAGGTGTGGTTTACCCAGGTGATCCAGTCTTTGACCTGATTGACGGAATGCGCCGGGATATGGCTGTGCTTGATGATCTCAAGGCTGATCTCCTGCATGTTTGGGCTTATTTAGCGCCCACTGTCACAGGTGAGCCTCCAGCCGAGGTGAGCACATGGCCGGCTGAGAAAGTTCCTGTCAATGTGGGAATTGAAACCTTTGGTGGTGAAGGCGCGACGGTCGCAAAGATCAAATACACGTTGTACGATGCCGGGGATCCAGTAAAAGGAATGTTTGAGCCCGTTGCGGGAACTTTCACTCCTGATGCTTAGAAATTACTCAATTATGCCCCTGGAACAACCGGGGGCAGAAAGGCACCAACGGTATGGAATCACTAAAGCTCAAAACTAAGCGCATTGAGGTCATGATTGATGATGATCCGGAACGCATTATCACCTTTAACCCGGAAGATGTGAAGCTGCGGGCACGCCTGTTTGCGTTTGCCAAAGACGCACAGAAGAAACAGCGGGAAACCGAAGCACGGATTACTGAGATTGAAAAAGTCGAAGGCACGGATTCAGACGGCTTACCGAATAATTCCGAGCAAATGATCTCGTTGATGTTGGAGCTCGCGGATTATGTAATGACGGGAATTGATGAAGTATTTGGAGTAGGGACCAGCAGAATTGTCTTTGTTGATGGGTTTGACTTTGAGACCGCGACAATGTTTATCAACTTTGCGACTGGCAAGTTTGAGTCAGTGAGTACTGACAAAATCAATCAGCGGCTCAGTAAAAGTGTTGCTAAGAAAAAGGTAATGAATTAGGTTCATGAACATTCTTCTTGACGAGCTCCCTGAAGCAATCGAAATCAACGGCGTTGAATACGCGGTTAATTTTGACTTTCGTTCTGGGCTGGCTTGCATTCTTGATATGGAAAGCAGCGAACTTACCGACGAGGAAAAAGCCATTTTATTACTGAGACGCATTTACGGAGAGACAATTCCAGACGATGTAGAGACAGCGCTCAAACTTGCGGTCAAATTTCTTGACGGTGGGAAAGAACCCCCGGAAGAAGAAAATCCCTTTGCGGACAACAAACGGTTGTACTCGTTTGAAAAAGACTCAGCACTGATCTACGCGGCGTTCCAACAAACTCATGGGATAGATCTGCAAAAGGTCGACCTTCACTGGTGGCAATTCTTAGCATTGTTTCAGGATCTGGGCGCGGATACGGGCTTTTGTAACCTTGTAAACCTACGCCGACGCGTGAACAGCGGGGAAGCAAGCAAAGAGGAGCGGCAATATGCGCTGAAGCTCGGGGATGCCTTTATTGTTACGGACCCGGAAGACGCGCTCACTGAAGCAGACAGTGAGAACGTTGATCTATTCGACTTACTGAGTAAGGGAGAGCGCCTATGA